CCCTTGGAACTCTTGGTTTTACAAAAAGTCCCATGGTAGCTACTGTTGCTGGTGCGGGAGCAAGGCTTGCCGCAGGAACTGTTGCGGATGTTATCACAAGGGAGGTTCTCGATATGCCTCGAAGCATTGGTGAAAATCTTCAGAGGCGTGGAATAGAAGCAGTTATTGGTGCTGGGTTAGGAGTTGCCACCGATGTTATTCCTGCATCTGTTGTCGCTGCTAGAAAGCCTGGCAATTTCAGCAATGAATTTTTCAAGGCTTACCAACAATCAGTTAAAAATCTTGGTTTGCCACCATCGACTGTTCCTGCTGGTGCGCAATTCGGACCACAGGGTCTCCGTGCTGGTCAAGAGCTTGCTGGAGAATTCCCAAGATCAAGTGTAGCAAGCGCAATGCGTTCAGCACAAGAAAGCGTAAGAAATCTTTTTGACACATGGAAAAGCAAGGCTCCTGTTACTCCAAATGATTTTAGTGGCATTGCTGTAAATCTTGAAGGGCAACGTAGGGCATTAACCAATAGCATCAAACAGGCAAATAATGTAAACGAGCGAGTTGTTGAAGGTGCGCTTAACAGATTGCTACAACCACCTGCAAAAGCAAACATTGACGAGCTTGGTAACATCCTCCAGAACACGATAAAAAATGCCGAGGACCAAGCAATCAAAGCTACTAACGATCAATATGCGGCACTGTCTGAAATTGCTGACAATGCTGGATTCCAGATTACGGCATCAGAGCTTTTAGATAAGCTGCCAGCAATCAAAACGAAGGTGAACCCTTCTGGCGCGTTTGACGACTCCGCGGTCAAAGGAGTGGTAAAAAGGCTTGAGCGCAGAGCGGATGCGCCGTTTCTTATTGAGGAGCTAGACAGGAAACTAAGCGGATTAAAGAAAATGTCCGCAAAAGTTACTAATCCACAACAAAAAGCAAGACTGGAAAGCCGTATCAGAAAAATGGACGGTGAGTTGCAAGAGCTTAATGCTATTAATAAGCCGCTGAATTTCAATGAGTTTGACCAATTCATTCGGGCGTTTAACGACGCGCGACCTGATGGTGGTGCAGTTGGAGGCACGACAAAAGACGTTTTTGGTGCGGGGATTTCCTCTGAGCTTTCAGCGTTGCGTCGAGAGATTTACAGCAATTACAACGCAACGATGCCAGACGGCACGGTGAAAAACCTTGGTGACGAGTTTCAAAAAGCATCCGAACTAGTAAGAGCAAGAGGAGCTTTTGAGAAAAATACACTAGGAGCTATCCTAAAAGAAGCTGCTGGAGAGCAAGCAACAACGCCGAGAGCTATTGTTAATGCTGCTATGAAGGAGCCATTTACAATCAACAGAGTATTGCAAGCGGCAAAAGAACTAGAGGCATCAGATCCAGCTCAAGCAGGAGTTGCTCAAAAACTGCAAAACATGATGCGAGTGCAGTATTTTGACAATATCGGCATGAGTCCCAGCAAAGGAACAGCGCGTTTGAATTACGATGCAAATATGCTTGGTGCGCTTTACGGTGCTGATGCTCCTAAAGTTGCAAGAAGCCTTGATAGCTTAAACGAGCAACTTAAACTGCTTCGTGATGCCGAATTGCCAAAAATGAGTCTTACCGACTTGAATCAATTGTCGTCAGCACTAAGTAAGGAAGAAAGAGACGCTGTTGCCAAGGGCATTATTAAGAGAAATCAACTAGAGAGGCAGGAAGAAAATCTGGTAAGGTCTGAAATTTTCAAGGCAGCCAAAAAAGGCGACTTCAAAAACATTGATCCTGATGCTTTGTCTGCTTCAATACTGTCTGACAAAGCAACCATTAGGGACGTTGAGATTGCCATGGCGCAGCTAAGCAAGTTGTCACCAGAATCAAGGAATCTTTTTAAAGACGATTTTAGAAGAAGCATCCTTAATCGTTATCCTGGCGGAGAACCTTCTGTTGCGGCTCCTTACACGCCATTGTTTGATGCTGAACAATTCATAAAAGACTACAATCCTGGAACTGGGCTAACTCCGCTAGGGCAAAAAATCAAATCAGTTCTTGGTGAAGAAGATGCTAACTACTTGTTTGATTTGGCAAAAGTTTATGAAGGGAATACCATCAGGACTGCCGCCTCGAACAATGTTTCGGCGCGAGCTATCACCACCCCATCTGGTCCAACGGTGGTTTTTCCGTTGACTCAAGTTGCTGGCTCTATCAGAAGACGATACCTTGCTGCATTGCTTGGTAAAGGGTCTGAAAAACACGGATTAAAGAAAGCACTTGCTAAGAACGCATTGCCTGGAGACGTTAATGACGCTTACAATAGAATGTTCAAAAACGCCTTCCTGACAAGGCAAGGGTTGACTTCATTGGCTCATCAAGCATCAAGTGATCCTGAGTTTTCTGCCGAGCTTGTAAGAGCAGCTAGAGAATTTGAAGAAAAAGAAGGCTTGAACTTGAGCGGACAATAGCGTCTAATCATGCCGACACAGGCAAACTTATGAGCGAAGAACAACTCAAGAAGCTAAAAGAGAACTATTACGACGAGCAATCGGACAAGAGCGAATGGTTTCTAGAGGTGCGCGAACGAGCAAAGAACTTCCCGCGCAACAGCATCGAGCATTACGCCCCGCACAAGGCTGCGTTTGCTCTGCATTTACTGGCGCAGGGGGCGAGGATTTCCGATATTGCCAAGAAGACTGGCATTAGTCGCGCATCCATTCGCACGTTGGAATGGCGGCATAACGACACGTTGGAGACGAAGCGCAAGGAGTTTTCGATGCGATACGCTATTGCCGCGCAGGAATACACCGACTTGTTGTTTGAGCGAGCGGAGCAATTGTTCGATGATCCTGATGCGCTTGCTAAAATCTCTCCTGAGAAGCTGGCAATTACGGTGGGTGTGCTTACGGATAAAGCTGCCCAGCTTACAGGCATGGCGACTACGGTGGTGGAGCATCGGAAGGGTGCAAGCCTAGACGATGCGATGAAGCTTATTAACGAAGCAAAATCCCGTGTAGCAAAAGGTAAGGTTGTTGACGCAGAAATTGTATGATTTGGAGAAAGCATCAGATACTCACGCCGCCAACGGATGAGGAGTTGATTCAGATGACACCTGAGGAGGTGCTGTCGCTTCACAAGGTTTATCACGAAGCGATTGAGAACGCTGAAAAAGACCCATACACCTACGGATTCCGCTTGCCGCACTGGGCGAAAGCAGAGGAACAATTGCATGAGGTTAATGAAATCCTTGCATTAGGGGGCAACCGCAGCGGCAAGACACAGTGGGGCGCGTTCTCTGTTGTTCGCGCCGCCGTAGAGAATCCTAATTCTGAGATATTCTGCTTCGCGCAAACGTCCGAGGTGTCGATTCGTCAGCAGCAAAGCGCGGTGTGGTCGTGGCTTCCTGAGTATCTTAAGACCAAGTTCACAAGTTCAAATGCTTACATTTCCTACAAGAAGAAAACAGGCTTCACTGATTCCTCGCTGATTCTTCCAAACGGCTCGCAGATTATCTTCAAGACATACTCGCAGTATCAGAACAACCCAACGATTCTGGAAGGTGCCGAGCTTGGATCACGCAATCCCGTGTGGCACAATGTTGGCGTATGGCTCGATGAATACCTTCTTGGAGTGGAGCTTATTAACACGCTTCGTTTCCGTCTTGCTACCCGTAACTCAAAAATGCTTGTGACGTTCACGCCTATTGACGGATGGACAGATGTTATTAAGGAGTATCTCGACGGGGCAACCACGATTGAAAGCCGCCCTGCCGAGTTGCTAAATGGCGAGCTTGTCCCCTACGTCCAACGGTCAAAGAAGCTAAACGCCTCAGTGCATTACTTTCACTCGCAAGACAACGCCTTCGGTGGGTATGATCGCATCAAAGAAACGCTGCAAGGAAGATCACGCGAGGAGATTCTGATTCGTGCTTACGGCGTGCCGATGAAGTCCCACGCCACCAAGTTCCCGAAATTCAACAAGGTGGTAAACGTGGTCGAACCCGACAAAATCCCCAAGCACAACGTCACAAGATACCATATCATCGACCCTGCTGGTTCAAAGAACTGGTTCATGTGCTGGATTGCCGTGGACGAGACTGGCACAATGTGGGTGTATCGCGAATGGCCTGGAGTGGACGTTGGCGACTGGGCAGAGTGGAAAGGCGGCAAGTGGGTTCCTGGAGAAGGAGCAAAAGGGCAAGGTTACGGCATACGAGATTACGTCGAACTCATTCAGGAAATGGAAGGCGAGGAGGAAATCTTTGAGCGACTAATCGACCCGCGACTAGGTGCCGCGAAATACCAAGTTCAAGATGGATCATCGTCTATCATCGAAGACCTGAACGAAATCGGCGTGGTGTGCATCCCTGCTCCAGGTCTCGACATTGACGATGGATTGCAAGCCCTCATCGGGAAAATGGCATGGGACACATCCAAGCCGTTGGATTCCGTCAATCGTCCGCATTTCTATGTCAGTTCCGAGTGCGAAAATATCATCCAAGCGTTGTCAGAATACACGGGCGAAGGTGGATTGAAGGAAGCATGGAAAGACCCTATCGACGTTCTTCGCTACGCAGCAATCTCAGGAATAGATCATGTTGACAATTCCGTCAGTTTTGTTACAACTCAAGGAAGTGGAGGTTATTAATATGGCAGCTAAGAAACAAGCGAAGAAACGTGGACGACCAGCGAAGGTTGTTCCTGAAATCATTGACGACATTTCAAGCGAGCGTTTGAAAGCGAGAATCACAGGCTTGTGTCCGAACCCATCGTGGGCAAGGGCGCGAATCGACGGATTAAGCGTGAACATCAAATGCCCGATCAACGTGTCAAAACGCTTGCTTGGAAAGGAAGTTGATGTTATGCTCGTCCATTCTGACCCCGAAGATTATTACCAGTATTTAGCATGAACGACATTCAAGAAATGGAAGACGAGTCCCTAGTGTATGTGGACAAGAAGCCTGACATCGGGGCGTTAGCTGATGCTTACGATAC